CTATATCGCTAAGCTGCTGCAATTTACAGGCCGTTTTATCCCACGTGCATCGCAAAACCGGACCAATGTGGAGCGGTCTACCTTCAGGGCGCGGGCAATGGCAGCATAGGTATTCCCGCAGTCCAGCAGGCACCGGATCACATCCTCTTTGTCCGAGAGCTTGGTATGCTTCCCCAGAGCGCCCTTTGGGCGGCCCAGATGGACGCCCTCCGCCTTCTTCCGGGCCAGGGCCTCCTTGGTCCGCTGGGAGATCAGATTGCGCTCGATCTCGGCGGACAAGCCAAATGCAAAGGCCAGCACTTTGCTCTGGATGTCATCGCCCAGCCGGAAGTTATCCTTGATGGTCCACACCCGGCACTCTTTCTCCATGCACAGTGCGAGGATCTCCATCACCATGTAGAGACTGCGGCCCAGCCGGGAGAGCTCCGAGCAGATGATGGCGTCCCCGGCTTTGATGTTCCGCAGCAGCTCCCCCAGCTTCCGTTTATCATAGTTGCGTGTCCCGGAGATCGTCTCCTCGATCCAGCCATCAATCGTCAGCCCATTCGAGTCGCAGAAACGGGAGATCTCAAACCTCTGGTTCTCGACCGTCTGCTTGTCGCTGCTCACGCGGATATACCCATAGATCATTGATTTCGGCTCCCTTCAAAGTTAGATACAGGAGGTATCCTACCATGAAGATCATCAGAATGACAGCCAATCCGAGCGGTGCGTGGCCCCCCATCCAGGAGGGCGCGTTCGATGCGATTCCGGAGGGGCACGCCCTGGTCCCAGATAGTCTGGACCTCGCAGCCTTTTATGCCGCCGTGGGCTTTGTCGTCCCAACCTTTAGCGAGGTGGGGGAAACCGACGAGATGCCGGCCCATATGGCACTGACCGGCTACACGGTGGCCCAGGAGGCCCTGGACGCATGGATCGCCAGCCACCCGGAACCGGACCCGCTGGAGACCGCAAAGTCCGCCAAACTATCCGGGCTATCCGCCGCCTGCAACTCCGCCATCGTGGCCGGGTGCGACGTGACCCTCCCAAGCGGCACATCCGGGCATATCGCCCTGACGGACGAGGATCAGATCAACCTCACCACCGCCGTGGGCGCGGTCCAGAAGGGGGCCGCAGGATACCCCTACCACCTGGACGGGCAGTTGTGCGCCATCTATCCGGCAGCGGATATCATCGCCATGGGAGAGGCGGCCACGGCCCACAAGCTCTACCACACGACCTATGCCAACCATCTGTTCGCCTGGGTCCGTCGCTGCGACACATTGGAGGATGTGGCTGCCATTACATATGGCTCCGCACTGCCGGATGATCTGGCCGCCAACATGACGGCCATCCTGGAGGCTGCATCCAATGCGTAAGGCGGTTTTGAGCCTCTTGCTGTGGACCTGGACCGGGACCACTTACTTCTTTGCGGAGGTGGTCTTTAAGACGCTGTGCGGCCGGCCGGAGACCATCTCCTGGACCATGCTGGCTCTGGCGATCCTGCTGGCCATCCCATTAGAGCGCTTCGGCGCGGAGCTGCCGTGGGACTGCCCCCTGTGGCTTCAGGCGCTCATCTGCGGTACGGCTATCGTCGCGGCCGAGCTGGCCGCTGGACTTGTGCTCAATATATGGCTTGGCATGGCAATCTGGGATTACTCCGCCCTGCCCGGCAACCTCTGGGGACAGATCTGCCCGCAGTTCTGGGCCCTCTGGTGCCTGCTGTCCCTGCCCATGATCGTTATCCTTGACTGGCTCCGCTACGCAGTGGAGGGTGGGGAGACACCCCGCTACACAATGCGATTTTATAGGAGGATTACACCATGAAAAAGATCAACTGGAACGAACTGACCCCCGTATGCTACAGCATCGCAAAGCACGAAGACAAGGACATCGGCGTCGCAGCCGATATGCTTGCCGCCAACATCCGCGCCGGCAACGGTGTCCATGCCGGCTCCTATGCCCTGGGGCCCAAGTACACTCCTGACTACAAGGCCCTCAAGGCCCTCTGGGACGATTGCACCGACGAGGAACGCCAGAGTCTCAGCCACGACTTCAACGACTGGCTCCAGGCCATGCGGGATCAGTACAAGGAGCTCTGCGAGATCTGGACCGACGAGCACAAGAGCCTCAATCTCCGGTGCCGCCTGATGGTCGAGCTGGTGACTCCCGACGAGAATGAGTAAGTACAAGTTGGGTGTATTCCCGCAGGACCAGTACCGCTTCCGGATCTTCGACAACACCGCAAAGCTGAAAGATTGGCCGGAGATCATGACCGCCGCTGGGCCGGACTGCGTGGCGGCCATGAACCTGGCCTACTTCGCGCTCTCAGCCGTCCCTGCCCAAGGAATCAGTGCATTTGACCATCAGAGCGCCATTATGGTTGCCGGGAAATGGGGGCATGAGCCGGCTTACCATGAATATGGAATCTGCATCAACGCGGACGGCCGCTTGACCCTCGGCACCGAGGCGGACGCCGTCTATGACTATGCGGTGGCGCTTCCTCCGGCTGTGATCGGCGGCCGTGACTACAACACCTCCACGTTCGCCAGGAACGGTGTGACCTATCTCGGGCTCCGGTCAGACGACACGGTGGTGGTCCTGATCTCCGTCAAGGATCAGGGCATGACTTCCGCAGAGGCCGTAGCAGCCATGCGGCAGGCCGGGTGTGTACACATCCTACGCTGGGATGGGTCGTGGAGCTCCAGGGGATGCCTGGGACCCGGCCAGGCACTGACACCCAGCCAGTACCGCTTGGTGCGGTCGTGGCTGCTGATTTATAAGCGCGGCGATGAGCCGCAGAAGGAGGACAAGCCTGTGGGTAACTATATCGTGACGGCAGAGGTTGGGCTGAATATCCGCAGCGCCCCAGCCAAAAATGCCCCCAAGATGGGCGGGTACAGCCACGGCGCAGTGGTGACCGTCCTGGAGCTCCGGGACGGTTGGGCCCGGACGGACCGGGGGTGGGTATATGCGGCATACCTGCGCCCCGTCTCCCAGGAGGCCGACCGGACCACGGATAACGGCATCACCATACAGCGGGACTACATCGCCAAGGGCCGCAAGAACCGCCCCGGCGGGGTCAACTCCCGCAGGTACATCACCATCCACGAGACGGGCAACAAGGCCGCCACGGCGGATGCGGCGGCCCACGGGACATACCTGAAGAGCGACAGCGCCGAGGCGGGTCAGGTGAGTTGGCACTATACCGTGGACGACCACGCCATTGTTCAGCACCTGCCCGACGGTGAGACGGCCTATCACGCCGGGGACGGCGCAGACGGGCCCGGTAACACCACCAGCATTGGCGTCGAGATCTGTGTCAACGCGGGCGGTGACTTTGAGGCGTCCAAGCGCAACACCGCCGCCCTGGTGCGGCTACTAATGGGTGAGTACGGCATCCCTTTGTACTACGTGGTGCAGCACAACCGCTGGAACGGCAAGGACTGCCCCAGGACCATCCGGGAGACCGTGGGGGGCTGGGAGGCGTTCCTGGCGCTGTGCGGCAGGGAGAAGCCTGACCAGATCATCGGCACACCCGCCGCCGACTGGGCCGTTGCGGCCTGGGGAAAGGCCAAGAGCAAGGGCGTGCTGGACGGCACTCGGCCTACAGACCCGGCCACCCGGCAGGAGCTGGCCGTGGTGCTGGACCGGCTTAATTTGATTTAATAGAGGTACATACCATGACAACCAACAAGATCAGCGCGGGCACCATTGCCCGGACCATCATCCTGCTCCTGGCCCTGATTAATCAGTGCCTGAGCATGGCGGGGGTGTCCCCGCTTCCCATCGAGGACGAGCAGGTGGAGACCATCATCACCACGGCCTGGACGGTCATTGCCGCCCTGATTGCGTGGTGGAAAAACAACAGCTTTACACAAGCCGCCCTTGAAGGGGACAAGCTGATGCATACCCTGAAGGACGAGGAGTTCCTGGACCGATAATCACCCGTCTTTTTGACAAGGAATGTGAGCGAAAACGCACTGTCGTGCGCCTTTAGGCCAACACCAAAAGTGAAGAGCCGGACGACCTTTTTAGGATCGTCCGGCTCTTATTTATGCATTTTGTTGCAACCGTCGCACCTTTGACAAAGAAAGCGCGTTTTTTGCGAAAATTGTGCGCGCTTACACAGGGCTTTGTGGACCAGCAGAAGCAGAACTTTGAGCAGTATCTTGCGGACCAATACGACATCGCCAACGCCGCCAAGGTGGAGACCCTGGAGGACGGCACCATTCTCCTTGTGATGAGCGAGGGTCAGGACGCCATTTTTGACTCCATCAAAGATGCCCTGAGCCAGTGATCATCCCTTCCGCAGAAACACGGGCGG